TCTCGGCATGTTCTCACCTCATTTCACATCAAAAAAGTTGCATTTTTTGCTTGTTTTTTTCACCAATCGTGATACGATGGAATTAACAACAAAACCAGTCGTACCAAGCCCTCTCGGCAATTTCGCCGGGAGGGTATTTTGTTTTTCCGGAACTTTGAAAAGCGGTGTTTGTTTGCAGAAGAGGGGGCGCCGTTCTCCAAACGTTTCCTTTCCAGAGATTTTGATAGGGGGGGAGGGTCACTTGCCCTTACTGCCATGAACCTTGTTGTGACAAGCGTTACACAGGCTTACAAGGTTGTCCAAGTCTAATCTTTTCGCCCAATCTTCCTTTACTTCCACAATATGATGCACCATGTCAGCTGGAGTGAAGCAATGATCTTTCAAACAATGCTGACAAAGATAATTGTCTCTTAACAAAGCAAGTTGTCTTGTTCGTTTCCAATCTGTTGATTTATAAAAACTTGTTATTGTTTTGTTTCTTGAATGTTTGTTGTAATGTTTTGTTTCTTCTTGTTGCTGTGTCTTGTGTGTATCACAGTAACGGTCACGGGTGAGGCTGTGGCACCCAGGGGCGGGGCATACTCTTAGGGGCTTACGGGGCATACCCTTCACCTCGCTCATTCCTATTGTAAAAGTTCTCTTTCCATAACAACTTTGGTGCTATAAATTCTCCGTTCTCATCTCTCTCATTAATCCCTAAACTCTCATAAGAGTGATGAAGTAATCCTTTAACTCTGCTGTATGGTTGTACCTCACTTATACGTGCAATACGTTCAACCGCTGATAGGTTATGCAATCCATAGTCACCAAAGCACCCTAAAGCCTCTACGATATCAGCATCCTGCCAAGGGCAACCTGAGACACGCAATTGGTATAAACCCTTGTGTACCATTGCTATAGTTATATTGTGCTTTATGGTAGTGTTATAAGCTAGTAAGCGTAAATCCTCATCAGGTAACAT